CTTGATTTTGGGAACCGGGGCCTTCATTCGTGCTGGAATATCCTGAAGTTCCGGGTGTTTGATTTCCATGTAAAGGGCGAACAGGCAATTCCAGCAAGCCGCCCGAAGGTGGGGTTCATCGTCCATCCCCATCATGTACTTGGCAAGGTGGCGAAAGGCCGAATCAATCAGGCTGTGAATGGGAATACCCTTTTCACAGTTCCGTTCACCATACTTCAAGGCCCCTTCTTCACAATGTTTGGAAACCTCTATCAAGGCTTCCCACGGAAGTAAATCCATGCGGCCTTTGCCGCTGTGCATATCACGAACAGCGCCGGTTCCAAACTCGGTGCGTTCACCGCTGTCTTTAATCATGCCAACCAGTCAACCTTTCTAAATTATTTTTTAATCCGGCCACAATCTCACGGGCTTCCATCGTACCCGTATGCTTTGCAATGGCTTCATTTCGCCGATCCGTCAAGAAACCACGATCCAGCGGGTGGCACTTTTCCAAATCAGCATTACACCGATTGATTTCTTGAACCAAGGCTTCAGCACGGGCCTTCAGCCGGTCTAAACATTCCTGAAGAATGGCCTTCTGGTATTGGGCGATTGTTTGAATGTTGTTTTTCAATTCAGGATCATCCCGATATTCAATAGCTGAATTGACATCAAGGCCGTGTTCGGTGCAAAAGGTTTCTGCATCAAACAGGCTATTGAACACCCGCCGCCCAACCTTGGCATAGGGAATGTTTTTGTTCTTGAACTTGGAATATTCGTGGGTCATTCAGCACCATCCTTCTTTCCGGGGATCATTTTCTCCATAGCGGCTATGTAGAAGTTTTTATCAACTTCAAAACCGTAAGCGTTGCGCCCCAATTCGTATGCGGCCCGAAGGGTTGTTCCACTTCCGGCAACAGGATCAATGACCACATCCCCCGGATCGGTGAAAACCTCAATCAGCCGTTTCAGAACTCCGACTGGTTTTTGGGTGGGATGGATTTTGGGATATTCCTTCCGGTTGTCCCGTTCCCAAGTGAACCAGTTGAAAACCATGTGCTTGTTTCCGTCAGGGCCAATGTTTCGGAACTTGGGAAGTTTATCCCGATACAGCACCACCGCAAATTCTGTGGCACCAACAATCTTCATGTTGGCCTTCAGAACTTGGGCGGAATAGTTCTTTGTAAAGAACAGCGGGTAAGACTTTTCAAACCCATATTTCTTCCCGTAGTCAATGACGGTTTGCATCTGCTCAAAGGCACAGAACACAATCATAGCCGGGGCCTGTCCTTTCTCCTTTGGTTCCTTCCGAAGAAGGCGGTTGCAGAAGTGCATATATTCCGCAATCTTGAAGGTGCCATCCGTATGAAAGAAGCTGGATTTTGCCAACTTACTTTCCCCGTTCTTGTTGTCGCCGCCCTGATACCACATAGGATTACTTGCGTAAGCATCAACCCCGATATTATAGGGAATATCAGCAATGACAAGTTGGGCTTTGGGAATATTGTACCTTTTGAAATTTTGAAAATTATCATGGTACAGTTCAATTTTAGTATCCATTGGTTATTCCTCACTTTCTTCTACAAACACCCGGCATTTCCCAAGGCGGCTGATCCACTTATCCACAATCACCAACCCACAACGCTTGGTGATCTGTCTGGAAAACTCGATGTTGGAAAAGGCTTGGAAGTTGTTTGCAATGCAATATTCCTTATACTTCCGGTAAACCGTCTTGGTAGGCTCATTCACAATGCAATCCAGCCCAACTTCATTGATGAACCCAATAATGGGGTTGTTGTTTTCCTCATATTCGTCCAACTGCCCCTGAACTCTGCTGGAAGTGGTGAACTGTGCGTTCCCAAGAACCCGCTTCAACCCCTGAAGGCCAAGCAAGGCCAGATATTCCATTGAACCCTGTTCACACAGTTCATCCTTGATGAACGGGCGGAAGTCAGCATCATTGGGGGTAAACTTGGCATCGAAGGGAACAATCACCAAACGCCGCTGAACGGCTCCGGTTTTGTCCTTGATACGGGGAATATTGTTGGCGCTGAACAGGAACTTGGAATAATTGTTGAACTCAAAGGGGTCTTGGCCCTTGCGCTCCACATTCACCCGATCACCTGTGATCAGCTTTTTGAACATAGAAGCATTGGCAATAAATTCATCGCCAATATCATCACCGATGTTCGCCAGCTTGCCGAACAGTTCAGCGGTTTTGAACCTATCACCCAATTCCTTCAGGTCAAGGGAAGCAATGTTCTGATCTCCAAGAAGGTTCTTCACCACATGAAGGAAGGTGGATTTGCCGTTGCTCTTATCGCCAATCAGGATGAAGGCTTTGCCAAGTTCGTTGCGGCGGTACATACAATAGCCCACCATTTCTTCCAGCAAGGCCCGAACTTCAGGATCATCACAGGCCAGCCGGTTCAGGGTATGATCCAACAGATCATCATGGGCGGCGGGGTTGTACGGCCACGGGATTTTGTTTGTAATGACCACATCCGGGGTGAACTCTTTGAAGGAACCATCCCGGATATTGTAAAGGCCGTTGCTGAAAGCAATGATATTCGGGTTGGTGGCCTTGGTGTTTTCCTCAATCATGATTTCCAGATAGGACAGGACTTCCGAACGCCACGCCCGTTTCAGGTTGCTGATCAGCTTGATCATGGCCCCTTCAATCTCACCGGCACCGGAAACATAGATACCATCCTTGTAAATGTGAAGCTGGTTATTGATCTTCACAATATGGTTGTTGTTCTTTAGGTAGGTGGCGAACTTATCAAACAGGAAGGTTTTATCCCGGAAGAAGGATGTTTTCTTGAAGGCATCATCCCGAAGGATCACATCAAGTTCCTTGTCGGAAAGGGGCTTCTTCAACACATAACGGTTAATCAGCCTGATACATTCACGGGCTTCTTCCTTGGTGAAATCGTCACTCTGAAGGGTCAGAATGTAGTTGAACAGGGTTTGGTTCCGCCCATCACCTTCCCCAAGGTTCGGAAAATCATAGTTGCTTTTCACCGGGGTTAGCCACTTGGGAAGTTCCTGAATCTCCCCTTCAGGGAAGTCATACAGAATGGGCCGTTCCACGCCACCAGACTTCAAGATTTCATAGCTGTTATTGGCTCCAACCTTTCCATCCGTGGTGATACCCACGGCCAAGGTGCATTTCGTCCAGCTTTTTTTAACACCACAGTTCTTGAACAAGAAGTGTTTTCCCCGTGTGGTGGCGTACACTCTGCACTTCAGTTCTAAATCCTGAACAATTCTGAACAAAAGTTCAGATGTTTCCGCATCATCCACATCAATCAGGATGGTTTCTTCCCCAAGAATACCGGCGTATTCATCAAGGTCTTGGACTTCAGAACGGGTTTTCAGTTTTTCAACGCCTTTGAACTTTTCAAGGCATTGTTTGTTTCTGGTAGGCACATAGCCCCTAAACAGTTCCATGCTTCAACGCTCCCCCCCCCCGAAAAGTTTTATTGTTCATCGTTCCACCCCAAAATCTTTCAACCGATCCCAAGCAACATCAATGTAATATTGCTTGTCCAGTTCATCCGGGATAGGAAGGTTGGTCACATCATCATTGATGAAGAAACAATGATCCGGGGTGTTGCCGAACTTTTCAGGGTTCTTTTCCCGGCCCTTGACGATTTTCCCGGAAACCTTGAAGATTCCGCCCTTGCTCTGATCCTTGGAAGCAAACACCCGGAAGGTTTTATCCGTTTGAACCTCACCGCCGCTGAAGCGGGTGATTTTCTTGGAACGGCCTTTTTCATCCCTGATCTTGGCTTCCGTAATCACCGGGGAATAAAGGGCATATTTGTACTTGCTGGACACCTTCACAACCTTCTGAAAATCCCGAAGGTCAGAACATTCCATGATGGTTGTTTCCGGGCTGATCCCATGAAGGAAATAGTTCACAATGGCCCGGTTGACAATGGGAAGGTCATAATCCAGATCAGACAGCTTTTTGACATAGGCACCCTTGCACTTCCAGCGGGGTTTCCCTTTTTCATCACGAAGCGGCCCGGAAGGAATAATGATGTAATTGTTCACATCCTTCTGATACACCTTTTGAAATTCATCAAATTCAAGGCGCATCCCGGTTCTTTGCTCCCACTCCCAACACAGATCATCCAGCATTTCAAAATCTTCATACCGGCGAAGTTTGACCAAAATACCATCCGTGTTGCTCTGGATGATTTCACAATGATCTTCCAGCCGTTCAATCAAATCCAGAAGAAGAAGCTGACCGCCCACACAAACATTGTTGGCTTGCCGGGGGTCATACATGGCATTGTGCTTATCCTTCATAGCTCCATAGGTGCTATTCAGAACAATCTTGTAAGGCTGTTGCATGGGGTTCTTCTCCGCCTTCAGCTTCAGGCGGGTGTGGTAGATTTCCGCATACTTGGAAGGATCGTGAACATTGCGGGAAAGCCACTTATAAACCAGCATCAAAGACGGGTAATAGGAAGCCACATCCACATTGACAAACCAACCTTCCCCGTGATATTTGGGAATGGCCCCATGAAGGCCACCCCAAGCGAACACATGGGGAACCCCGGCCACATCCAGTTCAAGGGTTTTGGAATAATCACGGTTCAAGGGGTTCTTGTACCAATTCAAAACTTCCGTGTATTTTTCGATCCGCAAGCTGGGCGGGAACTCAATTTCAAATTCATCATTGTGTTCCCTTTGAACGGCCCCAAGGATTTTGGCGGAAAGCTGTGCTTTGGTGCGGCCAATGTCAGAAATGGGAAGGTGAAACGCCTTCACAAGTGACATTTGGGCATCAAATTCATCTTCCTTCCGCCGTAACCACACTTCCACCGTCTGTTCCACATCATGGCGGCAATATTTGACCGTTTCGGCCAACTCTGCTTCAGTCAAAGGCCGGTCAATGTCGAAGGGAACAGAAGTTTCTTTTATGGAATGGCCCATGAACGCTTCCAGCGCCTTCAGGCTGATTGGCGGGTTCGGCATCACATCATAATTGATCAGCGGGTATTCCCTGAACAGGCTTGAATATCTGTAACCGGGTTTATTTTCTGCAATGATCCAATCATTCACAGGCTTTGGATCAAACCCACACAGAATGGCCTTCAGGATGTACTGATCATAGTTCCGGGAATTGTAACCGGCCCAAATCACACCCTTGTGTTCCTCATAGAAGCGTTTCAGCTTGTCGGGATCGTTGATAATCACGTTTTCTTTTCGGGCGTTCAGGTCGATCAGAACAACCAGCCAGTCATACCGGAAAACCTCAAAATCATAGAAGATCATCAACTCACATCCTTTCAGCTTTTGTGAAATCGGTCAGCGTTTCCGCCTTATCAGCCCCGCCACGGGAAGGCTTTCACTTGGGGCCATTCCGGGGCTTTCGCCCCGGCTTGAAAGTTATCTTTCAAGTAGACAACAGTTGCTTTGAGGTAGACTATTTGCCTACAACCATTGTAAAAAATTTTGGGTCAGTTTTCAACCTCGAAAACCTCGTCAACGGTGATGGAATTGAAGCGGGAATCATCGTAGTCCACCGCATATTCCAAAGTTCCGTCAATGGCTTCCGCCACATCAAGAACAAGCTGGGCAAACTGCTTGTAGCTGGTGAAGCTGACAGGAACACCGGAATCCAGCTTTTCAAGGAAGCCCATAGCGGAAGCGATCATGTTCTTGTCATTCTTGGTGCCGTAAAGGACACGGTTCATGAAAAGGCGCTGGTTCTTGAACTCACCGGACAGGATTTTGAAGGACACGGCCAGCATGGGGCGGTTGGGATCGGCCTTGGTGCCTTTGATCTCCATGCTTTCCAGCTTCACTTCATACTTGCCAGCGGGAATGGTGGGGAAATCACCGCCGCCATTCTTCTTGGCATCCTCCACATCAGCCTGAAGGCCCTTCAGATCAACAGAACGATCAATCTTGTCAAAATCAATAGCCATAGTTTTTTACCTCCAAAAATGTTGTTATGTTCAAATGGTTTTGAGAATATCAGCCAACCCATGAAACAGGCCGTTCACAAGTTCAGCGGTTTCCTTGGCCCGGTTCATAGTGTCAACTTCTTCTTTCGTAGGGGCAAATTCCTTATCAGGGGCAAACAGATCATCGGTCAGAACCCCATCCAACAGATGATCCAACGCCGCATCAAACATCACTTCATAGAAATCATCGTGGTTGGCGGCATAGTTGGCAATCGCCACCTTTGCGGCGTTCCGGTGAAGCTGGATCAGGGATTCCGGGTCAGCATCAGGCGGGGGGGGGGATCAGGTTTGCACACACCTGAATCTTGCGAATCAGGCCACGGCGGTTCATTTCTTCTTTGAACCTGTTCAAAGCATCGTTTTTCATGTTGCGTCCTCCTTATATTTGGTTGGAAATGATGGTTTTAATGCGCTTCACATGGTCTGAAAGCAACTCCCGGTTCATCCGTTTCCATCGAAGAATGTTGGAAATGCAGATCAATTCATCCTGAATGTCCTGAAAGGCTCTGTGATTGCTTTCAAGGTCAACTTCATAGGAAGCAAGGTCTGTGTTCTCACCGGCCTTGGCCGATCTGACTTCTTCATCAGCCTTTTCAGCGTATTCCCGGAAATACTTGGCCGCTTCATAACCCATGTATTTTTCAACCAGATATTCAAAATCACGGGCCTTGAAGATGGTTTCAGGCTTCCCGGCAATCATCAGCACATCAGCCATTATTCTTCACGCTTCTTCCGGGTACGGCGGGGCAGGTTGGCATCCGTCTTGGGTGCGGGTTCCTCTGCCTGTGCCTTGGGGCGATCCCACAGTGGGCAACCATCGGGGCCGCCTTCCTTGTGGCAACGGTGGCCAGCGTCAATGGACGGGCAAAGGGGAATTTCCGGGTTCTGATCGTGCTGTCTGAAAATGCGTTCACCATCCGGGCATTTGGGAAGATCGTTCCAAGGCGGGGTGTCACCGGTGGCCGGTTCAGCAACAGGAACAGAATCATCCTTTTCACCGCCGCCCGGTGTCCAAGTTCCATCAGGATCACCACAAGCCGCCTTTGCCGCATCTTCAGCCGGATCATAGTTATCAGCCGGGGGCGGGGTTTCAGTCTTGGCCTTTCTGCCCCTTCTGCTGGGCGCTGTGGTGGGCGTGTCGGTGGTTTCAGGTGCGGGGGTAGCCGGGGTATTGCCGCCACGCTTCACGGCTCCTGCGGCCTTCTGGTTGGCTTCCTCGTAGACTTCACAGAAAGCGTCATAGGTCAGCGGGATTTCCTTATCACGGACAGTCAAACGGCCACCGCCGAAGATCACTTCAGAAGTCTTGAAAGACAGCACCCGTTCATCATCGTCCGCCACGATACGGGCCACCAGATCAACCATACCGGCCACCTTGTTTGCCACCTTATCCTGAAGGTTCGGCTTGATGGAACTGATCTTATCGCCGCCCTTGCGGGTCAGGTCACGGCTTCTGTCCTCATGGCTGATCAGGATGATGTTTTCATAGTCCAGATTCACAAGCCGCTTCAGGGTGTTCAGGAACTCGCTTCTGACCATATCCCACGCACGGAAGGAATCATCAGATTCATGCTTCCAGCCCTGACGGTCACAGATGTAAACCCGGCACGATTCATAAACATCTTCCAGAAGGTCAACCACGATGGTTCGGAAATCGTTCTGTTTCTTTTCCAGTTCGGCCACGGCATCCATGAACACTTCATAGGCCAACTTGCGCTTGGTGATACGGCCTTCCACCGTAACGGTGTCACGAATGGCGATATAGGGGGCATCCACAAACTTGATGTTGCCATCAGTGTTCAACATCAGGGGATCGGGGAACTGATTGGCAAAGAAGGTTTTGCCGCTGAAGGGTGCGCCGTAAAGCCACACAACCTTCTTCTTGGTGGCGTTCAGATCACGGCGTTCATTCTTGGGAAGTAACATATAATCCCATCCTTTCTGACAATATTCTTCATACTCACACCATCCACAAAAATGGTTTGGGTTCTTGGGAAAGTCTGTGGCTTCAACCATGTGCTTCACATCGGTCAGGAAGTCCACAATCTTCATGGGGTTGTACTGAACCGGCATCAGCGTTGGTTCAGCATCTTTCAAGGCCGCTTGCAAGCGGTCACGGAATTGGGAAAGGGTTTCGGTGCTTTTCTGCCTGATCTTGGGCTTGGGAACAATCAGGAAATACATATTTCTGATCCGGTGGCCGGGATGGGTCAGTTCATACCAATACTTGTATTCGTGAAGCTGACCGGAAACGGCGTAGTTCTTGGCGTTGTTGGAATACTTGAAATCGTACAGATCAAACGCTTCAAATTCATCCAAATCTTCACCGGTGATCAGCCCATCCAGCTTCAGGCTCTTCCCCACGGGAACCAGATAATCCATGAAGCCGATGAAATCAGCGTTCCCAATAGGCAATTCAAAGGTTCCGCCCGGTGGCAACATGACCTTTGCCTTGGGGATCATGGCTTCCAGCTTCATCATTTCATGAATGTGATCATCCGTCAGAACCGGGAAGCTGTTCTTGTAGAAATCAAGGGCTTGTTCAACCCCTTCTTCAATGCCGGTGTGAAGGGCGGTGCCAAGGATCAGGGCGTTGTCTGCATCCGTGTTCGGGATCGTGTCTATCCCTTCCACATATCGCAAGTGGTATTTGTATGGGCATCTATCAAAGACTTCAACCCGGCTGTGGGAAACTCGCATTGTTTCACCCCTTTCACAATAGTCTTGAAGGCTTCAAAGCCTTCCGGGTAAAGGATGAACCCGAACCCCTGTGAACCGTTGATTTGGGCCAAATTACGCTTCTGAAGCACAGATGGGGTTCCATCGGTGGCCTTCAGCTCCACTTCAAGGGCAATGCCCTTCACGGTGATCCGCATATCGGGAAGGCCGCTTTTCACATACCGGCTTCCACCCCAACGCTTTTCATAGAAGCCACAGGGCGGGGCGCTCATGCGGTCAACAGGTTCACCCAAGGGATATATCCCTTCAGCTTCCAGCCATTTCTTCAGGCGATTTTCAAAGTTTTTTTCACCGGCCATCGGCTCACCCCTCCAACATCTGAATCAGGCTGTGAATACCTCTGACTTGGGTGAAGCCCTGAATTTTACCCGTTCCAGCGTAGAATTGGAACAGTTTATCATCAGACTTCCGCCAACAATGGAAATGTCCGGTTTGCTCATTCTTCAGTTGGTATTCAATGCCGTGGGCTTCAAACTGCTGAATGGCATAGGCGATCCGGTCGGGGTTCTTTGCAACCCGTTCTGAATGAACCTGTTTGGCATGATCCTTCAGGGCATCCCATAATTCATCCCTTGCCATCGGCCCCACCGTCCTTCAGGGTGATCTTCACATAACCGGCCTTGGCGGTAGTCTTGGAACACTCGGAAGCAATGCCCGGGTATTTCTTCTTCAGCTTGGTGGAATCAATGCTGGTGGCATTGGTGGGCTTCACAAGGGTAAGGTTCAGAACATCGGATTCAAACTTATCCACGCCGAACTTCACCATTGCTTCATACAACTTAGCCTTCATTTCCTTTTCCTGTTCCTCAATGGCCTTCTTGTGGGCGGTCAGGGAAGCAATGGCGTTCAAGGTGGCAAGCTGGGTGTTCTTGAACTCCTGAAGGGCCGTTTCTTCATCGAAGGTGGCCGAACCACAGGCGTTCGGGTTTTCCTGACAGGAATCAGGACAAGTGTGGAAATCCGGGCATTTGTGGCAACACCCATCAAATTTTCCACGGGGGCAAGCATTTTCACATTTGATCATTTTTCGGGTTCTCCTTTCAGATAAACATTCAACTGCTTCAGGCCGAAGGCGGAAGCGGCTTCATGGTTGTCAAAATAAATGTCGATCTGGTTTTCACCGTATTTGTCAATCACCCATTGGGCGGGGCGATCCTGAACGATGTATTCACCCAAGCCTTCCACTTCCACCACGGTTCCCAAGGGAAGCGGGGAAGCACAGGAAACACCGGCTTTCAGTTCCACACCAGCGGCACCATACACAATGCCGTTGGGCCGGTTCTTGGCCCATTCACCGCAACACTTTTCACAGGAACAATAGGCGGTAATTCTGAAACTGCCCAACAGCACCGGTTCAGGTTCGGCGGGTTCTTCCACCAGCGGAGTTTCCACCGGCTCCAAGGTCACATCCGGGGTCACATCCGGGGTCACATCCGGGGTCACGGCGGTAAGCTGATCCGGTTCAATGGGGGCATCCGGGGCCTTGCTGTTGACAGCAGAACAGCGCCCAAATATAAACCCCATTGCAAGGCCCATCAGAAGGGCCACAAGGAACATCCGCCTGAACCGCTGGTTAAGGGCTTTGCGGCGCTGTTGCCGCTTGCTCATACTTTCTGAATAGTTCATCGGTATAGTCCTTTCTCATTTCCAAAGTGGAAAGAATATCTTCTTCAACCGTTCCCGGACAGATCATCAGGTAATAGAAACAGGGCCGTTCTTGCCCAAGGCGGTGAATACGCTTTTGGGATTGCTCCCACAACTCCGAACCTTGGGGAAGGCTGAAGTAAATGATTTTGTTGGCAAGCTGGAAATTGCCGCCCATTGCACCGGCCTGATACTGAATGAAGGTAATGCTGTTGTGCTGGTAGCGGTAAGCATCCAAGTTCTTTTCTTCACCGGAAAGAACAGACACAGGCCGGTTCAGGCCCTTGGCAATCCCCTTCAGGCGTTCCATTTCTTCCGTGAAGTTATAGAACACAATCAAGCGATCTTCTGTACTGTTCACCAAATCCCGGAAGGCTTCATAACGGGCCGGGTTGTATAGGCCGCAAAGCTGACGGGCATAAAGGCGGCGGGTCAAACTGGTATCACCAATCAATTCCCGTTCACAATGGGCATTGGAACCGTAGAAATCCGCATCCAGTTCAAATTCACCAAGGTTGGCGCTGTCAATCGCAACATAACGATCATTCCAGAACTTCCAATAAAGGGGTGAAGGGCGGGTTTTGACCTTGATCCAGTTCCGTTTTGGAAGGCTGATCCCGGCCTGTTCGGTAGTCATGAAAACGGCCCCATGTTCGGCCAGCTTCATCTTCAGCCGGTCAACATTCTTATAGCCGGTAATCTGCTTCCGCCAAAAACCATCGGTTTCCACCCATTCCGTTTGAATGTACTGCTTCCAGAACAGTTCCTTTGAAATCTTCCACCCCAACAGTTGGCATTGGCTCCAAAGGTTTTCATACTTGCCGCCCGTGGGGGTGCCTGACAGAAGGATCACATTATCCGGTTTCAGTCCAAGAATGAACTTTGACCGTTTGGCGTTCTCATTCTGGATCAGAGAACTTTCATCCAACATCAGCGTGAAGCCGGTCAGGGTTTTCAGCACATTCCGCCTGAAGGTCAGTTCGTAGTTGATCACGCCAATCATCAGGGTTGGAACTTCATGCTGAACCTGTTCAAAGAACCATTTGAAGGTTTTGGGGTTGGTCAGGTCGAACACACAATTCCGGGTGTAGTGGTCTTGAAAATGTTCAATCCAGTCTTGAACCTTTGAACATTGGCACACCACCAGATTGATCCGCTTGTCCAGCTTCATCATTTTTTCGGAACCAACAAAGGTTTTCCCAAGGCCCATATCAAGGTAATAGGCCACCCGGTTTTTCCCCTCGGTTTCATCAAGGGCCTGTTGTTGGTGCTGGAACAGCGTGATCATAGGGTTTCAGGCCCTTCAATCATGGAAAGGTAATTTTCCACATTCACACCACGGGAAAGAAGTTCGGCCTTCATAGCCATTCCCAAGGGGCTGTTCAAGGCGTAATCACTCACCTGTTCCGGGGAAAGGGAAGTGATGTTGAACAAGGACTGTTTCACCAACTCGGAATGACCGCCACCGAAGGGATCAAAAGGGCAACAGTCAGGGGTGGCTTCAATGTCACGAACCACCATAGATACCACCACGCCGGGGCGGTTCTTCAGCATCTTCACTGTGTTCAACAGGTGATCGGTTCCCATTTCTGCGGGGCGGAAAGCCTGTCCACCGGCTCCGATCCACAAGGTTCCATCAAATCTGGTTTTCATGTTCATCATCCTTTCTTTCCGGTCAGGCGAACAATGTAAATGCAGTTGTCCACCCGGTATGCGTCATACCCTTTCGAGTTCTTCTCGTTGTACTTGCGCCGGTGGCTGGAAATGGTGGAAAGTTTGGTTCTTGCGGCCTTGGCGCTTTCATACTGGAAACACATATTCTTTGCGTTTCCGCTGGTCAGGAAATCTTCAATGGCCTTGACTTCCTCGCTTTTGCTCCCACCATGAAACTGGTTCTTGGGTGGTGCCTGAACATTGTATTTGATTTCCAAAAAATCACCTTCTTCATAAAATTTCAGTTCCGGGGGCCGGGATCGTGTCTATGTAACACAGATCATCCGTTCCGGGGATCACATCATACAGGCTAACGGTTTGGGGTTCTTTGGCCCGTTTTTCCCGCTCATGCCCTATGGCTGACCGCATAGCTTGACAGGCCACGGTGACAAATTTCACCTTTTGCAGATCAGGAAGGGCAAACCAGCGTTTCACAGCCAGCAAATAGCGGAAAATCACAACATCAAACCATTCCGATCTGTTAAGGCCCTGCTTGTCTAAATACCACCAAACAATATTGATGTTGTCCGTGGCAAATTGGGCTTCTTTCGGGGTAAGGGGGCGTTCATAAAAGGATTTTGGCAACCGTAAGCCGCCACCCACCTCGTTTCTTTCCGGTTTCACACATCCCCCCCCCCAATCTGTCAGGCAGTCAGGCCGAAGAAGGAATTGAACTGATCAGCACCCACATAATCACGGAACTTTGTGGGGTTGATGTAGTAATTCCAGCAAGCGCCGGTTCCGGGAACAGCGTTCCCGAAGGGAAGAAGGCCACGCTGAAGGCCGATTCTGACGAACTGATCAGATTTGCCCATGCACCGGGCGGCTTCCTTCACGCTGATCTTCTTGATGGGCGGTTCCGCAACCGGGGCGGCTCCATAACCCATCAGGTAATCAAAGGAAACTCCGGTTGCATCGGCAAGGGCCTTGATACGGTCAGGGCCGGGGGTGTTCTTCCCGGAAAGGTATTGGCTGATAGCGGCCTTGGAAGCCCCGGCCTGTTCAGACAGGGCGGATTGGCTCATGTTGGCCTGTTCCATAGCGTTCTTCAAACGCTCTGCAAAAGTGGTCATTGTGCATACTCCTTTCAAACAGCTTTATTGGGTTATCACTCTTGTTCTTCAAAGGCCACTTCACATTCTCCACAGAGAACATGAACTTCCTTGGTTGCCCGGATGATGGTTCCGCAACAGGGGCAAACATACTTGCGGGAACTTGATCCCCCCCCCTTCCGGGAACCCTTCAGCGGATTGGTACGGGGTCGAACCAGACAGAACCCGGATTTGCCAAGGGATTTCACGAAGGCTTCAGCTTGCGGGTTCAGGGCGGTTTTGTGCCATCCGTACTTTTCGCCTTTCTCCACGGTCAGGCCGTGGGCTTCAGCGGTTTCTTTGAACTTCCGGTTGTGGTAGGAACCAGAACGGGAAGTGTCCTGAACATTGTCCTGAAGGTTCTGAAGGTGAACCATTTCGTGAAGCAAGGTTCCACAGGTTTCTTCAAAGGGGCGGTTCAGGTATTCGGCACACAGGTTGATTTCGTAATAGCCGCCTTCCTTGGTGCCGTCTTGCCACGCCTTCCAAGCGGTACACCACCCATAGGCTCCACGGGTATGATCCGGGGAAACGGTGATCACGGGCTTTTCCAGCTTCCCTTCAAAGAAGGCTTTGTTGAACTTTGAAAACAAGGTTTCAAGTTCATCAATGACCGGTTTCAAACTGACTTCATTCATGATGCTTACTCCTTTTGTAGACTTTTTGCCTACTTAACAGGCGAAAAAAATCGCCACTCGTTCTTCTTCCGTCAGGCCAAGAAGATCATACAAAGCCTGAATCTCATTGGCCCGAAATTCGCTACGATTATTGATCTTATTCAAAAGACCCTGATAGGTAATTCCAATTTTCTTGGCGATAAACCGAAGTTTATAGCCGGACTGGTCGATCTTCTCACGCAACAGCTCTGTGTTGGTCATACGGCAATCACCCCTTTCTTCAAAAACAGTAGGCATCTTGTCTACACTCACATACTACCACGGTGTAGGAAGAATGTCAACATCTTTTTTGAAAAAACTAAAAATATGTTGACAAGACGCCAACAGCGCCGTATAATTAGTAACAGAAAGGGGGTCATTCACTTGTCCACAATAGGAAACAGAATCCGCAATCGCCGGGAAGAACTTGGTTTATCCCAAGATGAACTTGGTAAAAGATTAGGGTACAAATCCCGTTCTTCAATAAATAAGATTGAACTTGATCAGCGTAACCTTACTCAATCTAAAATCAAGGCTATTGCTGACGCATTAGATACTACACCGGCCTATATCATGGGATGGAATGAACCAAATCAGAAACTTGACGCTGAAAAACTGAAGTTCTTTGATAATCTATTTCCCATTGAAACCAAGCGTTTCCCGCTGTTGGGGGATATTGCTTGTGGCAAACCCATTGTTGCCAACGAAGAAAAGGAACTGTATGTGGAAGCTGGGGCCGGTATTCAGGCTGACTTTTGCTTACGGGCAAGGGGTGATTCCATGATCGGGGCCAGAATCTATGACGGTGATATTGTGTTCATCCAACAACAAGATATGGTGGATGATGGCGAAATTGCCGCCGTTATCATCGAAGATCAAGCTACTTTGAAACGGGTGAACTATTATCCCGAAAAGAACTTGCTGATCCTGAAGGCCGAAAACTCTAAATACGAAGATTTGATTTATACCGGTGAAGAATTGAACCATATCAGGATTCTTGGAAAAGCCGTAGCCTTCCAAAGCGATATTAGATAGAAGGTGATCCGGTGAAGAAGTTCTTGAAGGGTCTTGGCGTTTTATTTTTCGGCTCCGGGCTGATTGTTTACACAATCATGTTTTTTATGGAAACGCCAGAACTCCGCCCTGTGTTCATTATGATGGATGTTATCATGGGCTTCTTCTTGTTCCTCCTTCTGCGAAAAAAGAAGCCAAAGCAAACATCCCTAACAAGGTTAGCTTCTCGTTCGTCAGCATCACCCACCCCAAAACCTAAAAAGTATTCATCATATATTCCCGATCCATCCGATAATTTCTTTGTTACCAATTATGACTATCTCCATGAATTGGAACAACAAGCAATTACCCCACAAATGAAAGATTATGGGGATATAGATTCCTACCGTTTGGCCTATGAAATCTCTTTAGGTGCATTGCATACCCTAAAAGATTTCTGCTATGCTTCTCCTGAAGGGAAACGATGGTATGAATCTATGTATCATCATTGTTTCAACAGCCGTTGTGATGATTTCAATTTTGAAGAACGAATAGAAGAAGGGTATCAAGATTTAATTGAAAATTGGGCCGTATATGAACAAAAATTCAGGGCCAAAAAAGAACAGGCTGATTTCCTCCTTGAAAACGGGCCACAGATCAGGCGGATGATTATAGAAATTGTAAAAGCGGAACCCGGTATTTTGCAAAAAGATATTTATTCAAGATTTGATCCCGCACAGAGAAAAGCAATTATTTCAATACTCCAAGCGTTAACGAAAGAAAAAGTGTTATTTCGTGAACCCTATAAAAATACTTTCAAACTTTTTCTGAAGCCGCCTGTATTACGGGGCCAGCTTTGAAGCCTTCAACATTCAAGATCAAAACCCTTCTGGTTATATTTTTCATACTTCTTATATACTCTTTTTTTCTTTCATATTTGAAGTATCTGCACCATCTTGAATGTTGAAGGAATGTCCCAAATCGCTTGCTTTACCGGGCTTTTGTCTCATTCAACATCCATTCAAAATGAAAAAAAAATGACCGCCCCCGGTCTTGCACACCGGAAGCGGTCAGGCGAAACAAACCCTTTTGAAGTTAATGTTTCAAACGCCTTTGAACATTATATCACATGGGGTTTAGCTTTGCCATACCCAATTTTGAAAGTTCAGGTGATATAATGCGAAATCCAAACGGGTATGGAACGGTTGCAAAGCTATCAGGCCAACGCCGCCGCCCATACATTGTGAAGAAAACCATAGGTTGGAATGACAAAGGCCATCCCATCTATGACATTATCGGCTATGCTGAAACCCGTGAAGCCGGGAACATCATGCTTGCTGAATACAACCGTGATCCTTGGGATGTTGACCGGGCCAAGATCACCCTTCAACAGCTTTTTGACCTCTGGAAAGAAAAGAAGGCCCCGAAGCTGGGTGAATCCAATCGTTCTTCCCTCTGTTCAGCGTTCAAGCATTGTTCAGCGTATGTGAACAAACCTTACAAGCAACTGCGATCCTATCAAATGCAAGAAACCATTGATGGTTGTGGGAAAGGGTATAGCACCCAAGCGGCCATCAAGAATCTGTGGGGCCACCTTGACCGGTTCGCCCTTGAAATGGATATAATAAACCGGTGCTTCTCCGAACTTCTGACTTCTGATCCAATACCGCCCACCAGCCGCCTTCCGTTCACCAACGATGAAATCAAAACGGTGTGGGAACATCAGTCTGATCCTTGGGCTGATACGGTTTTGATCTTGCTATATTCCGGGTGGCGTATCTCTGAATTTTTGAACCTGAAACCTGAAGATATAGACTTGAAGGAAGGCACAATGAAGGGCGGCACCAAAACGAAAGCCGGTAAGAACCGCATTGTTCCCATCCATCCAAAGATCAGGCCCTTGATTGAACGGCGGCTTGCCGAAGGTGGCCCCCGGCTGATCAGCTACAATGGGAAGATTTGCAATCAAACTCAATACCGGATATTTTGGGCGGATATTATGAAGGCCCTGAAGCTGAATCATACCCCGCACGAATGCCGCCACACCTTTGAAACCAAATTGGATAGCGCCGGAGCCAACCGGAAATGTATTGATTTGCTCATGGGTCATGTGTCCAAGGACACGGGAAACCGGGTCTATAATCACAAGACTTTGGACGAACTGAAGGCCACCGTGGAACTAATCCCATAGGGTTCAAACCTGTGAACATTTTAGGCCGCTGAACTCTGAACTATACACACATTAGTAACAAGAAAACCCCGAACCCCTGAAAAATCAAGGGTTCGGGGTTCGTCTGTTTTTATTTTACCATATGCAGAAGGTTATTGCACTCCGTTTTCATTCATCGT